CTATTTTTTATTCATCTGTCGATACAAGACAGTTGCAAATTGCTCTCTAGTAAGTGGCTTTTGTGGATCAAGCCCATTCAGTAGGCCTTGCTTTTTAGACCATTGCCAAGCCGATTCATGAGAATCACTAACAGGCCGTTCTACTAATCCTAACGACTTTTTAATGAATGCTAATTGTTGTTGTATAGTTTGGTATTCCGCTTTTAATTCTTCATATTGTGACACTGTAAAGCCTCCCTTGTTGCCCGTCAGTAGATTCAGTTCCTTCTGTACTCTATGTAAGAATGAAGACCATCTTCCTTCATCAAGAATACGATGGGGGCAGTATTTTCCATTCCAATCCTGGTGCTTTCTCACTCGATCCATTTTCCAACCACGTTCATGCAAAAGCTGCGCTGTAAGTTGAACAGCTAATTCTTCAGCCCTTGCATAGCGTTCACCACCTGATTTAGAGTAGCAAATCTCAATACCAATGGATTTCATGTTCCCGTAGCCTTTACCATCTCCACAATGCCAACCAATGCGATTTAGGGGTAATCCTTGGATAACTTCTTGATCATCCACAGCAAAATGGTAGGATACCTGATTGTGATTACTAATCATATACCGAATTTCGTTTGAGGCTGCTGCATCATTAGCTGTATTATGTATGGTGATAAATTGTGCATCCATAGAATAAGGGCACTTTATACTATATTTTGTGGAGGATACTAAATTTTGTTTAATGTTTATAGTCAATAAAATCATCTCGTTTCGGTTTCACATAAGCCAGAGCTCTTTTTGAATCACTAACATTGGCCGTGGTCGGATCTAAAATTGCGTTATATGTACTGACTGCCATTAAAGCTAATATGTAAGGGTTAGCAAGCGCATTGACAATTAGGGTCCAGACACTTTCCCAGGTAGTCAAATCAGCGCCAGTGATGCCGTAGTAGGCAAATAGGGGGGTAATAATTGATAATCCTAGGGTAACCCAGAATTGTGGGTTGCAAATGCGAACTTTCCAGTTAATTTTCATATGTATCCATTCCTTTCTTTATAAACCTAGCCATTTTAGTATGAGTGCACCTACAACTGTTGCCGGAATGAAAATCCACCAATGTAAATATTGTTTGATTGTGTCACTAATAGAGAGGCTATCTTTAGCGGATTCATATTTTAAATCCTCTTCAATACTATCCACTCGTTTTCCAATACCCTTTACATCATCTTGTAGTTCAACTTGGGACATGTTTAATTTAGTTAGATTAATATTTATATTATTGAAGGTTTTATCCATTCTATTTAACTGTATTTGTTGGTGTTTATTCATCTCCTGTTGTTGTTCCGACACGACTGTTAAGCGATATAATAATTCATGATTACCTTCAAGTTTTGAAATACGGCTATCTTGATTCTTTATTTCCACTTCAACACTAGCTAATCGTTCACCTAGCTTGTCATTTTGCAATTTAATCACCGACTTTATATAAATAATAAAAGGATAGGGAGGACGATAAGGTCCACACCTATCCTGAACTGACTGCTCATTTCACCTAGTTTTCAAGTAATGTAATATCCTCAAAAATTTCACAGAATCTATCATATAGAGTTGCTTTCTTACCCGTGAATTCTAGGTCACAATTTAACACAATCTCCTGTAAAATACGCAGCATGTCAATTTTTTCTGCGGTTTCTTCAATAATAAAATCTTCGTGTAGTAGCGTTAAAATTTGTTGTTGGACTTCTTTTTCAGCTTCTTCACTAAAGAGGGGCATCTCAATTTCTTTTCCATCTACAATTTCTGTAGTATATAAAATCTCTCCATTTTTATCTTTTTCTGCATACTCATCAACTAATTGTTGTCTTTCTTGATTTACTTGATTCAATTGCTGTTCTAACAATTTGATAAAGCGAGTTCTCATTCGTGATTCTTTCCCTTTTAAAATGAGGTTAAAAAGAAAAGCTTGTAATTCACCGATTTCGTAATTTTTTATAATCATCTCTATTTCTCCTTTTGTTATATTGTTTACATAATAAATGCATATCCGGTAACGCCGCCATTTACCACAATTACTGTGTCAATGTTATCAACCATTAGTATACGGGGTTCGATAGTTGTTACAATATCAGAATCATCCCAAGTCGGAATCGTAATTTCAACAAGGATCTTTGGCTTCGATACAGATAAATCAGTGTTGATTTGACTGACTGCTTTACTAGTAATCTCAGTATTAATTTGACTTACTTTACGTGCTATAATTTCAGTGTTTATTTCACTTACGTAGGCTACAAAAATTTCAGCATCCGAATCAGCATCTTCATTTACTCTAGCAGTAACTAAAGCTTCAACAGTAGGCTTAGATACAACGAGTTCGATTGGTATATCACTCTTAATATTCGGTTCAATTTCAACCCAAATATCGCTGCGATATTTTACTTCAATTTCTATGTGAACTTTTGGTTTTGAAACTGCTATTTCAGTATATAAGTTATTATCTTTAATAACCCGTGGAGTAATTTCTATTGGGATAGTTTCCTTGCTCACTATAATCTCAGTGTCAACAATACTTGCATAAATGGTGTTAATATCAATTTCAGTTTTAATATCGCTATCTCTATAAGTTGGAATAGTAATTTCAACATGTGTGCAAGGTTTAGTAACAACTAATTCTGTGTCAAGTTCGTCCTCTTTTCTTCTCGAAGCTGATATCTCAATAGGAATAGTAGGTTTGTTGACGATTATTTCAATCAAAATGCGACTATCTCTTGGATTTCTAACACTAATCTCTGTTGTAATATCGCTATCTTTCGGAATAGCTACTATTAGCTCGGTAGGCACATAAGGCTTATTTGCTGTGATTTCAACACATATATCTTCATCTAAAGGCACTTCTGATCGGTGCACGTAAAGATATGTTTGTTGATCAGAAGATTCAAATGTTGAATCAACAGTTATTTCAGTATTTTTATCTGAATTTAGCCGCTTATATACGAAGATTTCAGTAATATGCTGACTTCTACCAAAACTAAATATCCTGGAGTCATAGTATTCTACTACTAACGCTGGAGGGAGTTTGGATTCCCTGGTTTTAAATGTAACTTGTCCATCCGTTATTTCATTAGACACACGAATGATAAAGCCGTTATTTATTTGAGTAAGTGCTACCCAATTTTTTACAATATCGAATACATTAAATTCAACGTAACCTGCTTGTTTGTTGACAGTAAATTGATTGGTAATTAGCTTAATCGGAGTGGGTCTATTTAAGTGCGTAATACCATATTCAGACCATGAATTATTAGCATTTAAAACCTCTAGAGTAATATTTTGAGGGATACTGTTACTGTAGTACAATCTTAAATTTGCATCCGTAAGTACATAAGATGGATTAATGGAAGACAAGTCAAATTGTACAAATGAACGCCAAATATCCTCGTGACTACGACCAACTACCATAGAAGAATAGCCACCGTAGTTAATTGTTTGATAGTCCATTTTTTCACGCGTGAAAGCGTCTTGAGTAGGGTTGAAAATGTCTGTAATAATGGGCGGTTGTTGAATTTGGTAGAGAGCTGACATCCGATTATGAGGAGGTATTTCTATTTCAGCTTCTAGGTTGTTGTATCCAATCGGTTGAATTTCAGTTAGAATTTCTGAATTACCACGATACATAATGTTTATGTAAATCTCTTTTGAAGTCTCATCATAGGCCCGAGGGATAATATATGTATTAATATCAGCGTTTTCAGCAGGTCTCGCAATAATTTCTGTAATTACGTCATTGTTTCCAACAGCGATTAAAGAATATTTGGCTTTAAAGCTGTTGTGAGGGGGTGAATCAGTGTGTAAGGATGCTATTACTATTTCACCCGTATTCTGTTGTAGCAGGGGATCCGTAACTCCTTCATTAAAATTATTTTCCTCCATAATTTCACTTCCTTATCACATTGTATTGTGATTAGGCTTTGTCTGCTCTCACGATTATGTCAAATGAACCGTTAGCGTCAGGCGTTGCACCTAATTCAGATTTTAGTCGAATGAAGAATGGCATTTCTTCGTTATTTTTTAACACACCACTTAGTCTTAAATCAGGATGTGGTGTAAATGGAGATGAGCTTGTACTGAATTGACATGTCATTCCTGTAGGGAAATTTGCTGTGTTAGCGTATAAATGTACATTCTTAACATCATAGCCATATTGGTTTTTAAGTATTACTTCATGTTCAATTGTAGTTTGACCTGCAATGATAATACCGAAGTCAAGATACTGTAGAACCTCACCAATCTCACTAGAGAAGTATTGACCATACACATCCTTGAACATAAGACCTGAATATGTTCCTATGAACTGAGTTGACCAATAATCAGTAGTTCCAAAGAAATCTTGAAACTCTACTTTTAGAGTGTTCCAATCATCAATTCTAATATCTTTACTACCGATTACTAACTCAATGTTCTGAGGTGAGTCACCTAGCTTAGTGAAGCTTCCATCAGAAGGGTAGAAGTGACCGTTGTTTAACAACACACGATATTGAACACGAGTTAAATCATCATCACTTAAAACACCTTTAAGAACATTACCATCAACATCAAACGAAATATCAATCTTTGCAGTAGTGTTTAAGATATATAAACTTGTGTCTTTAATTGTTGTAGTGTGTCGAGGAAGATAATCTTCATAAGAAATGTTTTCAGCAATTGAAGTAATCGTATCACGAGGGTTGTCTTTCAAGAACACACCAATGTTCAAGTATTTTTCTTTCCATGTACGCCACTGAGTATCAGCGATGTTGTTTAAGTCTGTATGTTTCATACCGTTAGCTGATATTGCTTGCTCCGTAGAAGCATCAGAGACAACAAACTTTTCTAGTTTTTTATCCCACACATACCATTTATCAGGTGTTTCTCCACCAACAAAGTAACGAGCTTCATCACGATATGATTGAGATATATCATTGACGAACACATCATCTAAAGAGCCATATAAGCGTTTAGGATTGACCAATTTGATGAACTGAGGTTGTGGTATAGCTTTCATATCAAGAACCCTCTGAGCAGTATCAGAACCTTCCTCAGTCCATGTTACAACCTCAAAGTCACCTTCAAGTTCGTCAATAGGCGACCAATTAGCTTCAAGAATTAAATCAGCTTCATTTACAGCTTCATCATCTGTGTAATAAAGAACCTCAACACTGTCGCCAAATTCATCATAAATATCAAATGGCTCAGTAGTTGTTGATACGATAATATCGTCTGTTGTTTCTGTGTACACTAGAACCTCAGGAAGTTCACCAATGTAATCATAGACACTATAAGGTTCAACACCTGTTTCAAATGACACTAGCGAAGTGTCTGAATCAGTGTAATAAACTGCTTGAGCTGTATCACCTAAGAGGTCTTGAGCTTTGAAATCCTCTTTGTTTAACACTACAGAAGCAAATTGCTTGTCTTCAAAATCAGACCACATAATCACTGACTTATTCCCTGTTAGCTCTTTCCATTGAGCTTCTGTGATATGGTCTAGATTGTTCATACCATGTTTAATGAAGTTTTCTTCTGAGTTTGTTGTTGTTTGCCAAGAAGTGCCATCATGGTATTTGTATTGTGAGTTGTGTTGAACAAGGTATTTATCAGTGATAGGGGAGATTACTCTATCGTAGATTTCTATTGAATCTAGTTCTCCATTGAAGAACTGACCTGTTTGTAAGTCTGGGTAGTTGCCTAATATAAAATTACGTGTGCTTGCTGTAACTTCTAAGCCTGTTGATGTATTTTTATTAGCAGGCTTTGTCATATCATCTATATAGAGCTTTGCCCCATCAACAGATGTATCTCCTGTCCAAGTAAATAAAATATCATGCCATTTATTATCATTTGGTATCGTTGCTCCGAAGTTAATTAGAGTTCCTGTATTTTGAGATACACTAAATCCTATTGCTCCATTATTTCTCAATAAGACATTGAATGAGTTCTGTCCATTATATCCATTCGCCATAACCCAAGAGTAATTTGTTGGTAATGCTCCTAGTTTTATTTTGAAGCGTATGCTTTTTTTTCCTAATGGTACGAAAGAAGGTGGGAAAGAAGCTGTTTGATTAGTACCATTAAAGCTCATAGCATAACCTTTACCATTCCAACCTGTTACACGAGTAGGGGTGTTATATATAGTGCCTGTATAACCACCAATAGAATCCATAGCATTACCACTAGGTTCATCAAAACCGATAAAGGCTTTACCATATTTACTTAAATTATCTTTTGTATTAGCCATTGTATTGACCTCCAATATTTTTCCATATTAAAAGGACAACCAAATTAATAGTTGTCCTCAATCATTGCTGTTTTAAAATCATCACTAATAGGAATAGTAAACATTCTACCTTTTCCTAATGGGGTTCTGTTATTAGTCACAAACTCATATTCAGTTGTAGGCTTAGTGAAATCAATTGGTTGTCTATCAACTGCTGAATCAATCTCTTTTATTACGCCACCTTGAGCTAACATCCTATATTCTACTGTGCTAGGAATCTCTTTTACACGATTTGAAGTAGGGGATAAAACAAGGTTTTTATTGTCTGTTGTTTTGACTACTAAGCGCTTTTGTTCGAAGTCAGAAGGGGTGAGAGCTTTACTGTAGATTTGTAAATCATCTAATTGACCTAAATACCATTCTTGATACCCACTAACATTTAAGTATCCCAGTCTCAGTGGGTTCTTAGGAGTGATAATATTTGCAATAGACCGATATATTCCAATAAAGGTTTCATCAATATATAATTGAATCACATTACTTTTTTGAGTCAATATTAGCTCATGCCATTTATTATCCCTATAATCATAATTTAGAATTTGATTTGTAATTATTGCACTTGTACTGTTAAGCCAATATAAGACTCTTAAATTACCGTCTGTTTTATTGATAATTACTCCAAAACCATTGATGTTTAATGCCGAAGAATCTAATTGACGCCCTGCTGTAAATAAATATCCTCCACCATTTGTTGGACATTTAAACTTTATCTTTATTGTAAATTCTTCCAAAGTAGATGGAGTGTAGTCTGTTACGACATATTGACTACTTCCATTAAAATTTAACGATGAGTCTTTACCATCCCAACCCATAGCTCTCGTTGCACCTGTAACAGTACCAACATATCCCCTACCTAATTTATCATAAATATTTCCACTTATTTCATCAAAACCGAACCATGCGAAACCATATTGTGCCATTAATTGCTCTATTGTTGCCATATTATTTCACCTCTCTCTTATATCCAAATCTCATCTCTCTTATTCCTGTCCAAGTAGCTCCACTATTTTCAATGATAAATATTCTATAATATCTATATTTTTGAGTGTTTTTAAAATCAACTGTCTTTATTGTCTCTGTATCCCACGTTTCATTGACAGCTACCAAGTCTGTGAAGTCAGTATTGTCATTGGAACCCTGTATTTTAAACTCTTTAGGATGATAAGTAATTTTTTTAGTTGTCATAGGAAAAATATTGACAGCGTTAAATGTCTGTGGGCTATTAAAGTCTAATGTAAGCCAACAATTAGATTTTCCAGATGCTGTTGTACACCAATAATTATCTGTTGTAGAATCTCCATCAAACGCTTTCCAAGCAGTATATGTGGTATCAAACTCACTACTAGCACTAGCTATTAAAGGAGTAGGAGTGTTGTGAGATGTCATCTTAGTTTCATACCAAGTATAAAGAGGTTTAAAATTATCATCTTTTGCTTCTTTAATATTTAATGAATTTACTCTATTGATAGTCTGTGTAAATAATTTTCCATTAGGAGAAGGAGTATTATTTACGTAGATTATCTTGGTGAAGGGTACATCTAATTGAATATACTTACCTTGCTCAATCCCATTCTCAATAATGCTTTCAGTTGTGTTGTCAGGAAGATGAATTAGAGTATTATCTAACAGAGAATAGTGTTTATTTGTTGTTGGGTTTTTTGTAATTAACTTCTTATAAGGCAATCTCAACTCTCCATTGTCATTAATATCAACTGCATCAAGTCCAAATGATGCATATGTCGATGTTATCCCTGTGTTCAGTGTGAAATTTTTAATTACAACCTTGTGTATTTTATCTTCTAAATCCACCTTCTCAAAAGATAATACAGTGTAGTCATTGCCAAAATTACATCGTCCATTAAACTCTACATCATCAATATATACACTGAATTGTGAAGTTCTAATCGTAGGATGGTTTGGTGATAAAATCCTCAATGAAGTACCTTTAAAATAAAAATGGATTTCTCCAGCAGTGGATATTTTAGGGTTAAAAGAGGTGGTGCTGTTATACGCACCAGAAACATTCTCGTGAGTGAAAGCTCCTATATATTCAATTGCGCTGTCTATGTCGTCGTATCTTCTCCAACCATTCTCAGGTTGTAGTAGTTGTTGACCAATTATTTCCATTAGTTACCATTCCTTTTGCCTAATTTATTTTCCAAGCAAAAACTCAGCACTAATTAAAACCAATGCTGAGTGGTTTTCTATTTAGTTTTTTCTCCCAAAGACCTGATTCATTCTCTGATACAGCGTCTTGAAGAATATAGTTTTTAGTTGCCATCGGTTGATTCGTATTTAAAAATGACGGACTACCGTAATTCATGAAGTTTTGTTTAGAAAGAGAGGGTATTTCATAGGCTACTATACCATTGCCACTATATCCTACTCTAACTTCGCTAATCCCTATATATGGAGCACCATTATTAATCTCTACGAAAATTCTAACATACCGATATGTTCTAAGTGAAAAAGAGAATATTTTTATTTCTTCTACTGTCCAAGATAAGTTAGTAGCAACATATAAGTCATTCCAAACAGTATTATCATTAGAACCTTGAAGTCTCATATTTTTTGGATTAGCTGTAATTGCATAAGAACTAGTAATAGCAGATGATATTCCTTGGATACTAATAGAATCAATTCGTTTCTTTTCTCCTAAGTCTATAGCAAGCCATTCATTTGCGTTGCCTAGTGAGAGCCAAGATGTCGTGAGGTTATTGTCGAATGCTTTCCAAGCGGGGTAGGTAGTATTGTAAATTCTACTTGCGCTAACAACCAATGGAGCAGGAGATGTATTAGATGTCATTTTAGTTGCATACCACATATCATTGAATTCTAGCGAATGATAGCTATTGTTCTTTTTAAATAGTGTCTTATATGCTGGTTTTTGCACCGTATATACTAAGGTTCCAAAATAACATCTCTTTCCAGAGAACCAAGAACTCAAAGAGTCAAATCTGTAATATTTATATATAGTATCATTGTTAACTGTAATATTTATGGGGTTTCTGTCATTAGCCTTAGAACCTGTGTATATAACATTGAATGATACATTATCATGAGAGCCAGATATTTTATAGTCTCGCAATCCAGAAGCTAATCCTGATATATAGTCTATACCACCAATCTCAAAACTTTTTAGTATAGCAGGGATTTTCAACTCTGCTGTAACATAGACATTACCTTGTGCATCTACTCCAGAAGCGTTCCATCTATTGTTATTATTGCCATCGAACACTACTTCTCCACTATTGCCACTTGTAAAGGTTTGGGAAAAGTCTTCCATATATAATTTTTTAGTGTTACTATCCATTTATTTCACCTCAATGCTTTTAATATCAAAATATTTTTTTAAGTTTATAGATGCACTAAAAATCTTGCCATAGCCCTCTATAGTATCACTTACATCTGTCATGGGTAAAGGTTTAATTTTCACTGTCTTACGATTCAATATTTCTAAGTTGTCCATGCCTTCATCTGCGAATTGCTGTTGTACTGGAAGTGTATTAGACACTGTATTCCATCCTGATTCCGTAGCTTCTTTTTCTACTCCAAAGAACTCTATCTCACCAATAGCTACATACAAACCCCCACTAATTTCTGCAACATTCAGGCGGTATGCTTTATAGCTGTTTGCATTATCAAAGTAGAACTTTTGCTTGACACTTTGCACAAACACTGTAGGAATAGTTCTATCATATATCGTAACCCATTTAGTGCCATCATAACCCTGAACTTGCCACAACCGAGGCATTTCACCCATGCTATTGGTAGGCTGTCTACTTATCATAGATATACCTACAACCCTCTTAGGCTCTGTGAATTCATATGAAATCCATCCAGTTTTAGTTTGTTCAGGTGTAATCCACCCTACATTATTATTCCCATCGAAAGCTCTAAAAGCCTGATAACTGGTATTAAATACACTACTAGCTTTAGCTTCTCCAGACGGAGCAGTATTGGAAGTCATGATTGGAACTATTGTCCCAACTGTTGGAACCAGTGGTTTTTCCTGAATTAATATTTTATAATTACCATCGTGATAAATCATTGTTCTATTATCTGGCACGTGCTTGAACATTGCTAGTTCTCCTACTGTAACAAAGTTTCCAGATATAGTTTCTGTAATATTTAAACGATACATTAAGTACTCATCTGCATTAGTAAAGGTAAACTCTTTGATATTATCTTGAGCTAAAATCCAGTCTGATATATTCTTCCTAGTATCTAATATTGTCCAATTATTGCCATCCATACTTCCTTCAAACGTCCAACTTTTGATACAATGATATACATATGATGCATAATATTTTACTGAATACTTGTTTACTACTGTAGTAGATGGAAATTCATAGCTGAGAGTAGCTTTCCCTCCAACGTCAACAGCAGTAATCCATCTAGTATCTGCTCTATCGAATGCTAAGTGTGGAGAGTTGCCTTGACTAGAAGCTGAGCATTTTCCACTTGGAGATGTTGGAGATGTCATAGTAGGTATTAAATTCTCTGTATAATTTTTAAACATGCAATGTCTCCTTTCTTAAACTTTTATTTAACATTAATATTATCAATTCTAACCCATTCATCACGAGTAATTTTCTTTCTGTGTAAACTTCCTGTATCAGACCAAGTTGAATCAAGTGTAATATTATGTTGATATTCACGTTTAAGTTGTAATGACGTTGTTCCATCTACATAGAAATCTAGTTCTCCAATTCCTGTGTATGAATGACCATTATTGTCAGAAAAATTGATTCTGTAAGCATGAAACCTAGTTTTGTTTGATAATGCATATATTTTATCGGTATTTAATGTAGTCCAAGTTTGATTAGTTTGAGTATCTAAAACTTCCCATGTTCCATTAATACCATCTGTAGTATCATTGCTTCCTTGTAGAACCCAATTCTTAGGCATAGAATTTAAGTATGAACCTGCCATGCTTCTCACTTTATATTTCGTTACTGTTATTTTATTTTTGAAACAAAATCCTAAAAACCCTGTTTTTGTTCCACCAATTGCAACATAGCCCTCACTTGTATCTACTTTATCAAAAGCTTTCCAAGCAGGATAGTTGGTGCTAAATTGACTTGAAGCAAAAGCAAAACCTTCTTGCGAAGAAGTATTAGATGTTAATGTAGGAACAATGTAACGTCCTTGCTTGAGTTCTTTTTCTTCAACAAATTCATTGACTTCAAAGTCTGAGTTAGAGATGATAAAAACATCTGTAACAAACCCTGCAAATAAATCAATTCTGACTTGAATGTACTGCTTAGTGTCAGACTGAATTGTTCCATCTTCCGCAATTGCAGTCCAATCAGACCATTCTCTACCATTGTTTGACACTCTTGTTAATATAGCGAATGAGCTTGCTCCGTTGTTTGTATTAGTTGTGAATATTTTTTCGAAGTCTTGAAAAATATCTCCTAAATCAATAACATCAGAAGTCCAAGAACCTTCTTCTGCATAAATAGGGTTTCCGCTACCATCAACATCAACCTGAGCTAGCCTTAGATAGCCTGTTGATTTATCGATCTCTGTGTTTTCGTAAGTCCCAGAAACACCGATTTGTAAGCCTATTTCTTTTTTCTCTAAATTACCGCCTACAATAGTCATAAGAGCATGTTCCTTTCTTAATTATTCATAAATTGATTAAATATAAATTACACTACTGTCTTTCCTGTCTCCCGTGTCGATAGATTCTATCCCACCTAAAAAAGTTATTAAGTTACCATTTGCGTTAGTAAATGAATCTTTTAAAAATAGAACAATAAATGTTGCTTTTTTATCAGCTTTAAGCTCACCAATTCTAGCGGTTATGCCTTCGCTAATTAATATACTTACAAGTTTTTCTAGTGTGTATTTTCCTGGGGCCAGTGTGTAGCTAGTTTCTGTCGATGATTCGTATAGTGATAATTTATTATTAGAAGTGTTTATTTCAAACTCGTTTTTATCAGGGGTCTGTAGCCAAAATCTTTTCATGAAATACTTCCTTTCTTATAAAGTTATTTAATAGTCCAATTAATTAGCCCGGTTATGTTTGCATCTAAAGGAGCTTCAAAGCGTTCTACCTCGATTCCACTCGACTTAAAGATTAAGTGACCATTCAGGGACTTATTAGAAGTGAGCTTGACTTCAATAAATGCACTAGCATTGAAGGGGAGAGATACTACAGGTTGAAAGAAGAGTTGAACATCATTTTTTTGATAAACTGTTTTGTAACCAAAATTAATTGATTTAATATTCGAGCGTTGTATTCCTTGCGTATTACTATAATCGGTGTACGCTTCTTTATATGTGATAAGGTCTTTGTTTTCAAAGTTTGTTGTAAGATGATAAACTTCGCCGTTTTCATCTTCATAGGCAATGTCGATTCTGCGGCCATGAAGGTTAAATGAACCATCTGCGTTTTCATAGAAGAATTTCATCCCTTGACCAAACAAACCAAAACGAACAACCTGATTTTTCTGAATTAAATAAAAATCATTTTTTTTATGCGTAAGTAGGTCATACTCAGCGTAATTTTTTCCATTTGCATAATCAGCATTCCAGTTAAAAGGGATGTCGATTGCTTGTAAATTACCTGAACTTGAAAATAACATTACTGTTCACCTCATTGTATTGAGTTATTTTTTCATAAAAAGAGGGTAGGGGACAGCCCCCATACCCTGTTAAAAGATTGTTTTATTACATGTCTATAATCTTACACGTAACGGTAAGAAACACGTTGCACTAATAGGTTTTTACCTGCGCTTGCTGTAATTGGTACATCTGCATAGACAGTAACTTTTACAAAGTTACCGCCTGCAAAATCGGCATTGCTTCCATCATCTAATGTGTCATGTGCCAACCCTAATATTTCCTTAGCAGCAGGTGTTTTATCAATTTTAATTGCCATATACTCAATGTCATTGTCAGGTACTAAATTGCCTTCCACTTTTACCCATGAGGGTTCTGTTATATCTGTTGTACCAGCTTTAACTACTTTATAGATAAAACCATTTGCTACTGTAGGTTGTACATAAGTATCTAAAACTAAAATCGTGTTTTTTGACCACACAGAAGCATTTTTAGCGTTTTTGTTAGTTGTAGTACCATTTGTACCTAAATCTTTAGTACCTAATGGATTTTCAGTCCCACCTTTACCTACAGGCGTAAATTTAGTTTCATTTAAAGTGTCAACTCGTACATGGAACCAGTTATCACGTACAGCTTCAACAACTTTACCAACTGAATCCCCTGGACCACCTTCTCGGTCGCGAGTTGTAAATGTCACTTCCTCCATTTTTGAACAATCAGATTTACCCTCTCTATTATTCCAAATATAGAATGTTTTATGTGGGGATTCTGAATCTGCGTCAACAGTACCATAGTTTACTGTGTTGTTTACTTTGCTTGTCAGTTCGTTTGTTCCTTCATACCATGATACGATTGGTTCGTTTGTCATTATAAAATTCCTTCTTTCTAGTTAAATTAATTTTTTATAATAAAAAACTCTCCGAATCAATGAAGATTTAGAGAGTCGTTTAACACTATTTTTACATTGACCGATAAGTTTTGTGCATCGACAGAAAAAGAGGGGATAGTTAATCTGAAAATATCTCCTTTTTTCACTTTACGTTCTGTTAAAGCGTGTGCTTTATCATCAAGATAGTGGTTTTCGCCAATCACAACTGGGTTATCCGTGATATCGAGCCAATCCGTAAAATTAGCAGATTTTTGAATTTTAACGGGAGTTGGTTGAGCGCCTTTTGATGAGACAGAGGCTTTTACTTCTACAATTTCACCTTCGTAATCAAAGATAACATGAGGGTCTTGAACGCCTTCTAAGATATCTTTTGGAATGATGAATACAATTGTTTTCTCATTAACAAATTCAGTAATACCTTTAAGTTTTATATAATGCTCTTTGCTCATCAATCCGTTTAAAATTTCACTTGCTAGAGGAATGTTGCCCCCCAATGCATCGATAGGAATCCAGTCTTTTCCGTTCCATCTATAGCGGATGCCTGTATCAAAAACTTGCGTAGTCCATCCAACTTCAGGGTAAGGGAACTTTTTCGCAATATCGTTATATGTATTGACAAAAGGCTGATAAATTAGAACGGTTGTTTCATACGCGTCTTTTACTAATTCTGTAGCAACCTTTGCTTGCTGTGTTGCAATTAAAGCTTGGTCTGTGGCGTTATTGGAATTGTTAATAGCGATGACAAGACGTTTTAAGTACTCTTCATAAGTGTCTGTTCGATCTATTAATTCTTGTACTTGCGCTTTACTTTTTTCAATGATTTCATGCAATGATTCAGTGGCAGTTGTTCCATCATAATGAATGATACGAGTAGAAGGGTAGAGGATAAGGCCTCTTCCTTTATATATAATGGAAAGGGTCTCCGCTTCTTTTGACTCATGGACATAAACAAAGCCGTTCGTATAGTCAACATAAAATTCATTTTTATCGAGGTTGTGTTTTATAAAGGCCTCGTAGTTTATCTCAAACATGCCTGCAATACGTACTTTAAACATCTCGTCAGGAATTTCTAATAAGAATACTCGTTGATTTACTACTCGTGCAATATCAAGTCTATCGATAAAAGGATCGTTGGGCGTACCTTTTCTCCAAACGATATGGATAGGATTATTAAATTCTAAATAGTTAATAGGTAATGACAATTACTCACCTTCTTTCTTCATTTTTTTTCAACCTGAGAATACGTTGCTGGAACCTTCACTTATTGTAGGTGTAGAGCCTCCATGAGTAGTCACTTTGTCGCTTTTTCTGGCTAGTGGCTTGCCATTAACGAACACAGTCGAACTTCCTCCAGTAACAGAACCAGTGGCATCTGTATGAGAACCACTGTCATAAGACCAACCACTCGGAACTGAGTAGGTGTCTTTTTCTGACGTCTTTGCTCCTGAATATACTACTTCTTTTTCATTAACGAACACAGTCGAACTTCCTTCGTTTATTTCTCCTTCAATCGTTGCACTAATGTAATCGTATGAGTGAGAGGATGAAGGGGGAGTTAGAACACCGTAACACACGCCACCTGACCAAAATCCTGAATAATACTCACCGTTCATATAACCTGCTTCACAAGTATATTCATTCGGTTTTTTTACCTTGATATGACCCGTTGCATTGCTATATTGAATTTTATTTCCTTTCACTGAAACTTCAGGCATGTTACTTCCTCCTTAATTGAGGTCGATTCGAGACCCATTTACCTTAACTCCCGAAGTGCTGATGACAATTTTATTTTCTCCTACCGCTAAAGTAATGGCATTGGAAGCTTTGAAATTAATATTTTTGCCATCGAAGTTCATGGAGTGAGGTGTTTTCATTAGAATGGATTCATCGCCATTTTTAAGAGCAATTTCTCGTTTTTGGCCATCCGTGCCCACATAGTCAAAATAGAAGCCATCACTTTTTTTGTATTGGTATCCGACATTGTTTCCTGCGCCCGCATCTCCGCCTGCCCCCCACGTCATGTGAGGGTAAGCAGCATCTCCAGTTTCTTTCACTGTGATCGTGAGCTTATCTTTTTCAGAACCGCCATAATTTGTTTTAATTTTAAAGAAATTATCCTTAATATGAATAAAGTCTTGTGGTTGGTTGGAATTCAGTGTCTTTAATTTATTGACCGTTAAATCGGAAATATAACTTCCATCCACATCTTTTATCATTTCATCACTATCATTACCCATTATAAGAAGTTTTTTAGCGTAGATAAGGCCATCTTTACCAATCCAAATGCGCTTTTCACCTTTAACATCAATGGCGATGCCTTCATTGGCATTTAAGCGTATTTCTTCGCCGTTATTGCCGTTAATCGTAATACCTTTATTGTGGTCGAAAGTTATTTTCTCTCCTAAAAAACCGTCAACAATTTTTAAATTATGGGTCGTAATATCTTTGGCATAAAGCCTACCATCTGTGTCAACGTAGAATTTTCTATTGCCGTTAACATAAATTGAAATGGCTTCGTTTGCGTTTAGCCTTATCTCTTCGCCATTTCTACCAAAGATAGTGATGCCACGTTCCCAATTAAGAATAATGGCGTCGCCTAAGTTGCCATCTACAATGCGTAAGTTTTTTGTGACTAAATCTTCAGCATACAGTGTGCCATCTTCCCATTTGTCGTCATTTAATGTAGCAAATAATTTACTGACCCATTTATCATTCTCCCACTTTTGCAGAGCAAGACCATTAGTAGCATTCAGAAAAGCTCGGTATTTTCCATCACTGCGCACAGCTATAAAACCAAACTCATTCATAATTAAATTATTATTATACGCACCCATGTGAATACCTGAATAGAACAAGGAGTCTTCAATAGCTTGTCGAAGGCGAGTAGCTTCATCATAGTAATTTTTAAATTTTTGCACAAAAATACCACGATTCTCAATCGGACTCGTGGATTCAGTCAGTGGGTCAGTCATATCAATATTTAAATTTTGTGCATCTAAAAAGCCATTATTAAGAATCCTAATATAGCTTGAAATATAATTCATGAGTGCTAAATAAGCATCTTTTAAAGCACTTGTAGAGTACCTATCAGTTATAGAATAGACAGTACGGAACGTTTGAGTATCTGTATAAAATTTGCCATCAACATCTGTTTTATTATCTCGTTCACTTCTAATATACTTTTGCGCTTGTTGGAGAAGCAGCTTGTAGTCTGAATGTATTTTATATAATTCTTTAATAAGCTCTAATTTTTCAAGCGTAGTCAATTTTCCGTCTGCCACAATTTTGTCAAATAAGCCAATATCAAAGTAATTATTTTCTGCATCTAAAATTACTTGGTCTAGGTTATTTACGATTTTAATATTTTCGGCCACCATATTTCGAGAATACAACGTACCATCTGTATTAGCCCATAGTACTTTTTTCCAATCATCGCCGTCTTTTTTGCTGACTGAAAAACCTTCACAAGTTGTCAACGCTACTTTTGTTATCGTATTCCATGAAACAAGACCAAAACATTCAGCTTCTTGAGGAATTAAATTTCCTTCCTTATCTTTTTCATTGTCTGATACAAGCCCTAACCGCATGACTTCATCACCATTACGATTATAAATAGTGGTCCGTGAGCCTTGTGTCAGCCAAACACCTGATTCGTCTTCAATGATTAAATTCACACCCGAAATTATTTTACCGAAAATTCTCTCGCCAAAAATACCATCCTTCGAAATGGCGTGCTTCCATGAGTTGCCGTTATCGTTTGTGATAGCTAAAAATCCATTTTGTATCACTAGCCAACTTAAAGGGTCGGTTAAATCTTTTACTGTAATGCCGCGCTCATTGATTTCAATTTGCTGATTATAACCAGCCATTACGGCATTTTTTAAAGAGTCCCATTTATTGTTAATGATGTCGTTAATGGCCCCATTGTTTTTTTCGGAAAGATTCCATTTCCATTTTTCCATTTGGACGAGAGTAGAGGTATTGCCAGCCTTACTAAGCTGCTCTAACCAGGTGTTTTTTTCATCAATTTCGTTGGTGATAATAACTGAAATACTTTCTCGTTCAAAATCATAGGTAATTTCCGTTATTTTAGCTTTAATATCTACCTGCAATCTGTCATAACGAACGCTGACAATATCACCTAAATTGAGTTTGTCCCAATCATTTTGACATTCCACGACTGCTAAAAAATCAATCATATTCATATCTAATTTAATTTTTGGTTGTAAGTATTGTTTGAAAATTTCTTGTGCTTCTTCTAACAAATCTTGATCATCGACAATCGAGTCATTTGTATATTCTTTATCGATTTCGAAATTGGATAATTCAGCCAACTGCTCTTTTGAGAAATTATTTTCTCGTAGTAATTTACTTCTTAATCGTTCTAACTCATCTTGATAATTGCTTAATTGATAGTTTAAGTCTCGAATAAAGGCTTCTTGATTGGCAATCTCAGCTCTTTTTGCTTCTAGTCGGTTAATGATATCCAGGTGAGAAGGGGAGTTCGATTGAAAGTTAGCATTGGATAAATCTAATTCATCTTCTATGATAATTCTTTGTGTTTGTAGACTGCTAAGACGCTGTTCTTCAGTTTGAATAATGGAATTCTGCGTAGTGATAGAACTCGTTAAGTGAGTGAATTTTTCTGCTAATGACTCTACTAATGCATGATAATTTTCTAATGCAATACATAAGTCATCACTTAAGTACTCCGAATGGCTAATGACGACCCCATTTTCACGTTTAAAGGGGTAGAGGTAGAATCTAAAATCTTCTAAATAAGCCTGACCTGTGGGGTTTAACCGATGTATTGTCAGTCCATCTTGACCATAAACCTTTAATCGAGTGATTGTATCAATCGTGTTAGTAGACAAATTAAAGCTTTCTAAATATTTGCCATCACGGATATAAAACCCTTTATTGTTGCCAATATTATCAGGTCTATAGTAGTTTATTTCACATTTAAGTGTGTCCCAAACAATTAGAGCATTCCATAGGTTTGCTAAATCATAAATAATTTCTAGAATATTATTTGAGGATACTTCATAGCTGCGATAGGTTTCGAAAAAGCTATCGACATAACCAATTTTCCAATTAGTATTTGCTGAGGATAATATTTCGTTTGTAATTTGTGCGAGCGTTTTACTGACTACTTCAAAATCTCTAATATTTTTGTCGCTCAGTTGTACACCCAGCGATAGGGCGGAATACTGAATATACTCATCATCGCTATACGATTTGGTGGATTCATTCAATAAGAAGTATTCCGTTACAGGACCGAACTTCAGTTTAAATAAATATCGATTTTTAATCGTTTGGATATTCGGATTGTCCGTGGGAACACCATCTTGCAAAATAACTGTCGGTATTTTGAAAGATAATTCATTTAATACATTTAACTTCGTATTATAGCTAATATCATAAGCTTCACTAAGAAGTGCGATTGTTTTTTTATCGGGTCTACAGAGGAAAATTCTCGGTTGTGCAGCTTTTAAATCATAATTAATGTCACCTAATTTCACTTTATCACCCCCTTTCGCTGAAATTTATTGTTGAATAAATACATGTTGGTATCTAACATGCATATCGAAATCTCCATCTGCTTGAATGTAGTTTTTCCCAATCGTTAGTTCCAAAAATTCGTCATTGTGGTCATCATAGCGATAGACGCCTAAATATTGTCGATCTGATACTATTTCTTCTTTCTGACAATGAATAAAAACTTCTTCGTTATCAATTAAATTATGTAATTGCATCTTTTGATTTGTCATAGTATTCGTTATTTCTACGTTTCCATTGCCGTTCTTTTTTCTAATCCATACTTTAGGTTTTACCGTAAAATCACCTAAGTTTTCTAAAACAGCACATGGATCAAAACTAATAGAGAATGTTTGGATATAAGGTTTTTCATGCTCTTTAGTAGCACTCATGACGATTTTATATCTAAAGGACATTCCTTTGAGGCTGTATTGATCTAAAAGACCAGTATCATTGAAATTTATTGGCTGCCATGCTGTCCACTTAAGCGTATCGTAGGATACTGAATAATAAAATTCGACTTGCTTAGCATATACATTTACGGTAGTAGCGGCAATCGATGTCAAATATTTTTGTGCATGAGTAGAAATAGAATGTATGTTGGAGATATACGAGCCTTTTACCGTTGAAATGGAACCCCAATTTGTCATGTAAGCACCTCTATTCTATTTTACCAAATGGCCTAAATTCACAGCTGTTTCCAATACGTTTCCATTTAATGGTCTTCGCTTTTCGCCAAACGACAGAGCCATCAATGGAGGCAGTGTCATTTTGAATAGAAGACCATACGGGTTCATTTACTGAAGATAATCCTGCTGTTTCACAAATGTAGTAGTATTGTTTGCTACCATTAGTAGGATAAACAATATCCCCGACTTCATAGTTATAGTCCTTGCGCCAATTACTACCATTAACATCATAAAACTCTTGATGTAACCCTGTAAGGAAGGTAGGGGAGCTAGTTGAACTTTTGCCATCCACAACACACTCATATAAACCAACATTATCAGGCACAGCCTTTATTAAATCTCCTACGACATAATTCTTGTTAGGTTTCCAGGTTTTAGCATGGGTGCCTTCTCGCGTTGCAACCCAACCTATATGGCCGCTAATAGCGGGTGTTTTGTTCCATACAATATAACCAATCGGATAAAACGTGTTATCATGTAATTCTTCAATAGATTGAGCAGACGATTTTAAGTATTTTTCAAGTTTACTAAAGTTTTCACCATAGTTAACAATGGTTTCCTTGATATCATCCTGCTCAAATGTGGTCTCTGTTACAATTTTTAAGCCTAGTTTATCAGTAGTTTCCATTGCAATTGTCACCCCAATTCGTAGTGTTGGCATACAATATGCCCCATGTGTTATTCATTGCATCAATTGTTAACCCATTTGAAGTAATTTTCATATTATGACATTCTCCTTCCGCAAATGTAGTGATATCATCCTTTAATAAGTAACTTTTATTCGATTCTCGAAACTCTATCTTATCTAGTATATGTTCATGCGAATAGGTATAAGGTGAGTCACATCGAATCTTTAATTCTACATAACCTTGTTTGAGCCCATTATGTATGAGTGTTGAATCACCTTCTACAAGTGCATACATGACTCTATTAGGATTATGATCAAACACTAGTGGTTTATAATAGGGTTGGAGGAGCCAACGTGCAATTTTTCTTAAATCACTTTCATTTACCCAATCATCTAGATAAAAAGACAATTTAAAAGAGAGTGGTTCATGTTCCACTCTCTGAAAGTAAGGTGTTTCATTATTAGCGATTTTCTTTTCGATAATTCGCCGTGTTGGTAAAAAATTTTCTTCAAATAAATTACCTGAAGACCATCCTATCGTAACGCCCATATCTTTTGATGAGATATTATCATACATAAAATGAATAGATTCTAACACTAATTTCTCATCCCCTTCTTACGTAATAAGTCATCGTTAATCATTTTGCTAAATTTATTGAGATCATTCATATCGCCATTCATTTTATCGATGTTAAATTCGATGTTGATGTCTCCGTATGTTGCAGCAGAAGCGGCTTGAACTGTACGGAAGGTATTGCTAAATTGCGGCATTCTATCTAATATTGGTCGGAAGAATACGCTAGCTCTATCCATTATATTCGCCATTGAAAGTAAGTTTTTTGTGTCGATAGGGGAATGAATTAATTCATTTGGATGGACAATCATCGCTTTCCCACCTAAACCGTCAATACCATTGCTAGAAAAATTCGTCATTCCTCCTTGTAAGGCCGAAGCAGAGTTATTAAAATTGTATTGAGTCCCGGCTATTCTTAAGGCATTTGCTTTATCTATGATAAGATCCTGAAGTTGGGGAGTTATTACTACTTGCTTCGCTTGCTCCATAAAATAGTTACTTAATTTAAGTAGATCTTCTTCAGATAGTTTATTTATGTAATTATTAAAATCGATATCTGTGGGGATCTCAGAATTATTTTTTCTGCCTTCTTGGGCCAGATTGTGAGCCTTTTCTCTAATACTTGCTTTACGTACAGAGTTTGGTTCTTCTTCAGCAAGAACATCGGTCATAAACTTCCCTAACAGTACTTGCATATCACCTTCAATCAGTGAAGATTTGTTTTTATTATTGCTAATATCATCCGAAGAACCATACTCACCATTTTCTATTTGTGATGATTTCTCAACCTGATTCATTAAATCTAATGCTTTTTCTAATTCCTCAATAATATTTTGTCTGATAGAGGTTCCAACTTTATCGAATGTTCCAGTTAGTGTTTTCTCTAAATCGGGCATGCTTTCGGTTAACCAATTTTTAAAATCGCCAAATTCCTGTTTTAATGAAGTGAATTCTCCATCGCGAATTTTCTTTCTAATTTCTTCGAATTTACGTTCATCATTTAGTCTATCAGTATAGAACTGTTCCCAATATTTCTTTTTCTCATCTATTAAGTTTAATTCTTTTTCATGATATTCGTTCTCTAGCTCTTCCTTTTGACTCATTTCAGTTTCTTTTGCTTCTAATTGCTCATTTAATGATTCTTTCCGTAATTCTATTTCACGGTCATGGCGTTTCTCTGAAATTTCCTCGTCAATTTGAGCAAGTTGCTCTTGTAAATTTTTTCGTTTAGATTTAGCCTCGTGAGAATTATCTAGCAGCAATAAATTGTATTGTCCTTGGATATCATTGCGCTCTTTTTCAAGTTTAGCAATATCCTGATCATAATCACGCTGGGATTCTTGCTGGTCAATTAGTTTCAATTTATCTTGGATATTTTTTCTAAATAAATCCATTTCATCTTTATAATTGTCCATGACAGTGTCGTGACGGTCATTTTCCCGCTGTATCTCGTCATCGATACTTTTTATATGTGCATCCCGTTTTTCTTGTATGTATTCTTTATAGGCATCAATTAATTTATTTGCTAATTCTTCTTGTTTTTTCTTTTCGTCTGCTGCAAGTTCCGCTGTTAAACGAGCCCTTTTAAGATCCAAAGCTTTAAGGTCTGCCTCTGCTTTTTTTAAATCCTCAGGAAGCAAACTGAGTTGTAATATATTATTTTTGGTGGTGTTTATTTGGTTTTTAATACTTTCTATTAAATTTTTTTGCTGTTCTTTTTGGAATTTACTTTCACGAATATATTCATCGGAGACTTCATCAAACATGGACTGGATAATTTTACTTCGCTCGATTGAAAACTCAATATTATCATTTTTCTCATCATATTGAGTCTTAATATTAATCAATATTTCGTAATTCTTTTCTCGAATTTCAATATCTAGCAATTTTATTTCAGTTGTAAGCTGTGCATATCGCTCTTTAAGCTGCTCTAAAACTTCGCCTGAATGCTTGCCACCTGCAATCTGCTGTTGTAAATATTGTAACTCGCTTCGATTAACTTTTTGTTTTTGATTCATGTAAATGGTCATCAGTTGCAATGTCTTGGCATATCTAGCAGAATTGGTATCTAATTCTTTTATTTTAGCATTTTCATATTCTAGCTGTGATTCTGGCATGCTGCGTTGATAGTCAAACGTATCGAGTTTGTTCAAAGCCAATTGTGAAATGGCATTATTGGTGTCTAACATTTCGGTTTTCAATTCCAATAATCTACTTTTCATTTCATCTAGCGTGATTGCAGAAAGAGAGCCATTTTTAATTAATCCTTCTAAATAGACGAGTTCCTGATTATTTACGGTTTGTTTTTGCTCTAAATATTTCGTTTGTAGATCGATTGTTTTCGTATATCGACTCGAACTTTTATCAACCAATTTTAGCTTGGAATCCTCATAATCCAAATTAGATTGTATATTTCCTCGCTTCCAATCAAATTGAGATAACTGAGAGTCTATAATGTCTTTTTCAATTTTAGCAATTAGCTCTTTTTGATTAAGAATGTCACTTTGTATTTTGAGCAACTCGGATTTTGCTTGGTCGATTGCTTGTTGCGTTGTTTCTACAGCAGTCGTACTGCTTGAGCTAATAACTCCTGATTTTGCATTGTTCAGGTATTCGGTAGGATTAATCGGTGTGTTCCTATTTTTATTAATTTCATAATGTAGATGGGAACCTGTACTATTTCCTGTTGAGCCAATTGTACCAATTTGTTGTCCCGCTTCTATAGTAGTTCCTATTTTAGCAATACTTTGTTCAAGGTGGGCGTAAATATGTTTTAGATTATTAGCATCTTGTATAACGACGATATTACCGTAAGATGAATGATAGTCGTTATCATCTTTACCTGCTTTTCCGCTAGCGATTACTTTACCACTAATATTTGCATCTAATCGCGTACCTTGTGGCATAGCGATATCAATCCCACGATGATTGTCTGCTTTACCATTTAAAACTCTGTTGCCGTAATTACTGGAAATTTTACCTGACCAGCCACTTAACTTTTGAGCAGATGTTGTTGCGGAGGAGGTATTTGAAACTGTCCCTGTTTTATTAATCTTCCTTGCAGCAATTTGAGATTTTATTGATTTTTCTTGACCCTCAATTAAAGAAAGCTTTCTCTTTTCAAGTTCTATTTGTGCTTGAAGTGATTTTCGATACGCTTCGGAATGCTTTGGTAGGGAAGATTGGACTTTAACTTGTTTTTCAATCTCAAGATTTAAGTCCTCTAGGGTTTGTTTGTATTTGTCTGTAATATAGATGGAATCTTTGGTTGTTTTATTGGAAGACTTTGATGTCTTTGTAGAATTTTTTGTAGATGAAATAGATTTATCTAAACTATTTGTAATTGAGCTTAACTGTTCACGCCATTTATTCAATTCTGTTGTTTTTAAAGCTATTTCTGCCTCTGGTGGGATCACAAAAGAATGCGCCTGAGGCTTTATACTTCCATCTTCAATACCATCGAGAAACCCTTTGTTTGTCATTTTAACGCTTTGTAATAGGATTATTGCCTGTATTTCACCTTCGATGATTTTAATTCTTTTTTGAACTTCTGAAGCCAAATCGAGTGTCGTTTGTTGTTCATTAGTTAATTTTCCTTCGCGAGCTAATTTATAGGCATTTATTAGTGTCTCGTTTACTAGGTTTTCAGCCTGTATGGCTTTTATTTTTTCTTCACTTAATTTTATTGCTTTACCGTCTTGATCAAAAAGAAAAGGGTAGAGTGTATTCAAACTACTCATGATTAAATCACGAGCTTGTAATGTATCTACAAGTCTTTGTTCTTCAGCCGTTAAATTACCTTTTTGACTAAGATTGCGAATTTCTTCTTCAGTATGTCCTTTTAATTGATTAGTCAACATCTCATATTGGAATACTAAATCAGAAGTTTCATTCACTTTATTTTGTGATACTCTGGCGAGTTTTTCGGACGTAGTAGTAAGTTTTTCTACTTCACCCTTGTAGTCAAAAACTCTTGCTTTTGCTTCAGCATATGTTGAATTGTGAACCTTCATTTCAAGGGATAATTCTTTTTGAGTTTTAGTAGTATCTTCGAATTGTTGATTTAATGATTTCATTATGCTACTTACTTCATCTTCGCTTAATCCTAGCTTTGACAGTTCAGCAGTCATGTTTGATATTTTATCTTTAGTTTCATTAGCCATTGAGTCAAAAGTGTCAGATGTAGCATTCTCCATGTTTTGGAAAGAACTCACCATATCATTTATTAATGTATTGGCGTTTTCATTTGAAAATAAAGATGTTAACGATTCTTGTAAAGTATCTAAATCACTTGCATCTGTTACGTCGATTAATTGTGCAGCAAAACCTTCAGCATTATTTTTGACACTATCAGTTAATGCCTTATTTTGTTCTATTATATGAGCTATATTAGAGATATAGTCGGATTTTTGTCCTAAGACTTGCTGTTCCAGTTTAGAATCGATCTCAATAATTTCATCCATATGATGTTGAATAGCGATACTTATATTCTTATAATAATCTTCAAAGGGGTTTTTATAATCTTTTTTATATTCTTTTTTATATTCTTTTTTATCTTCTTTTTTAACTTCTTTTTTCGCTTTAGACTCAAGATTATTTAATTCTTTTATTTTGTTTTCATAATCTTCAACTGATTTTAGGGCAGATTTTCCATTTTCCAAAAAATTGATATTGTCGTCCGAAACAAATGAACGTTGTGCATTATCTTGTAAGCTTTTAGCTATTTCAACTTTTCGATTTTCTAGTTCGGAAATAGTCTTTTTTCGTACTTGAATATCTTCATTACGATCTTCCTGGGCTACTTGCCCAGCTAGTTGTGCTTCAATTGCCTGTTGTTCTTTCAATAGACCTATTTTTATCTTTAATGCTTCCGATGAACCAATGATTTTATTCCCAAATTCGTCTTCACCTGTAACGATATGAGGTAAAATTTCTCCAAGTTGATTAGAAATTTCACGATATTCGGCAAGTACAGACAAATCTGTATTTCCTAATGACATAGCATTTTCTAATTCAGCGTATCTAGTGGATAATGTATTAATTTCTGTAGCATTTGAAGTAAAAGTATCCAAAATATTCATTTGTTCAGCCGCTAATTCTGCTGTTTTTTGTTTTGCTTTCTCACTGCTTTCAATTATTTTTCCAAGCACGAAATCGATACCTGCTAGAGCTAAGCCAGGTCCAATCGTTGAAAGCAGACCTTTCCCAATAGCTGCTATACTTGTTCCAGCTCCAGTAATCTCTCCATATGCATCCTTTGCTGTTTTTGATACCTCATACACGCTCACTAAGTCATCTATAAGAGACGTTGAACTTTGTGAGGCTTCTTTAGTATTCTTGCCAAACTCCACAATAGCTTGATTAATGCTTTCTAGTTGGCTTGGGATTTCAGAGATGCCTGCAATTTGTATACCTTCACCAAATTGAATATTATTGATTTGAGTATTTAAATCTGAAATTTGGTAGGTTAATTGTTCGAAATTGGTGTTGTTTGCGTAGGCTTTATTTAACTCATAAATGTTATATAAATTTGCTTCGAGCGCTTGCAGGTTTTGTTGTGTTTCTTGAATGCCATTTAGTTTAAATTGGTTAAAATTGATTGTTTCTATTTCAGTTTTCAGTTGTGTCAATAGCTGCTCTAGTGATTGTAAATCGCCGCTAGGAATGCTTGCTAAACGCTTGTAAAATGATTTTACATTTAGATTTGCATCACCGATGGCTTCATTTAGCTGGTCTATCGATTTTACTGAAGTGGTCACTTGCTGTTTGAATTCATCGAATAGTGAAAGGGTAGGAGATGATCCAGTTCCAACATCCTGTAATTTTTGGTTTAACGCGTCTAAATGTTGTTGTAGTGCATTAATTTGTTTTTCGTATTCAAGGAATAGTTGCGTATTGTGACCTTTTACATCTAAGTTTATCGTTAGAGCGTTTATATTTTTTAATCTCTTTATATATGTATGTATATTTTTTCTTGAAACCGCGTCATTGACTCCTAGAGCGACTAATAAGTCCATTGGTTTTTTAGTTTGTCCACCACCAATACTCAATCGATTTTCCCTCCTGATTTATAGATAAACATAAAAAAACAGCAACTTTAACAGTAGCTGTAATCATCTGTTTATCGTTTTATTTTTTTCGAATATGGTTGAATATCCTAAAATGTTCAAGTACCCACCTAAAAAGGTAGGGGAGTAGTTCAAAATTTTAACGATTGCTAAGTGAAGGCTCTTTTATTAGTTTGTCTTTGTCAGTAGACTCGATTTTATTGATTAGCTCTTTTTCGAGTTCTAAAAACTGCATACTTAAATTGAGTCGTTTACTAATTTCTTCTAGCACTTTTGAGATTTCCTGCATCGTAAACATTTCCGTTAAGAATAGGTCGTACCAACCAATCTCTACTAGATTATTCATAGTAGCAAAATGACTTTCAATTGGTTTATCTTTAAGTTCAGTTTTTAAATCAGTAAAATGCTTGATCACTAAAAAGAGGACATAGTGTTGTAATTCATGGTCATTCTTAAAGAAATCTAGGTTATTTTGCTGCACATAGTCAATGGTACTTGCTAAGTCATTTATTAATATCGTTACTTTACGTTTACTGAATTTAGGATAGTAATAAATGAATTTACCCTGGTCTTTATCAATGTGAAATTTTTGTTTTTTATTGAGCTCATCCGCATTTTGTTGAATATCTGCTAATGTTAGTTTCGTTTCACGTTTAGCCATTTTTAGACTCCTTCTTTATATTAAAGAGGGTAGAGAATGACTCTCTACCCATTTTAAATTAATTCGCTTAAATTACATCAACAACGATTGTTTCAAGGTATGTACCGTCAGTTACTTCAATAATTGTTTGATCATTGGCAGCGGCAGAGGCACCTAAAGTAATGACACCATTTGCATCAACACTTGCGATTGTTGGGTTCTTGGATGTCCAAGTTAGATCACTATTTTGTAAAAGTACATTACTGTAACCTGCGCCTCGGATACCTAGTACTGCGATGCGTTGAGCATCTCCTGCGACAGCAGAATCAAGAACTAGACGAGAAGGATTTGAAGCTAATGCTGTAACTTGTACTTTTTCATCTGCAAGATTACGAAGTTTAATGTAGGCATAGTTTCCTTTTTTGTCGGCTAGTGAGCTACCTGCAAGAGAAGAAGAAGCTACACCTTCATGTGTCATAGAAATTTCTACTGCGCCATTTGGTTTAAAGTTAGGCACCTCGATAATTACTTCGCCTGTTTTTCCGTTATTAGAGCGAATATCTACATTTAATTCCATACGTACGGCTTTCGGGAATGAATCAGCAGAGATTTCAATTGTATCCATCATTTCCTGAACAGCATAGACAACTTGGACTTCTTTACCAGCTAATGCTGGAACAGAAATCTCTTTGCCAGTAGGAGCGTATTGAGAGAATGTACCATTAACTTGTTCTACATGCACTTTGCCAATAGGCGTGTCAGCTAATGTTCCTTTACCACTCGCATCAAGTAAAATGATTTCATCCGTATAGAATTCGGCTAATTGGTGATTGATTTCTGTACCATTTTGTAAGGCAATATAAGCTGTATCGAATGCAGCATCTTCAATTGAGAATGTTAATTCTTTTTGGTAGTTAAGTTCGTATACTTTTTTCGAGCCTTTACCTGCATGAATAGCCTGTGTTTGGATTGCTTGTGTCATAGATGAATTCAATAAAGTTTTACCGTTAAGAATTAATTCATCCGTTAAACGATCAAATAAACGTACATTTGCTACTGAAGTTAAAAATTGATTTTGTTGTGTCATAATAAATTACCATCCTTTTAAGTTATTGTTTTTTATTTGAACTAGAATCAAGTCCTAGCTGTTTCATTTGTTTGTCAAATGCTGACTTTGTCATAATGACATCCTCATTTTTCTTCGGCTCGTCAATATGGCCTAGCCAATGGGGAAGATCTTGATCATTTTTAAATTCAACCATTCCAGAGTAACGTGCATTCAGAATGGCATCACTGCTGACCATATAATCCATACGAATTAAACCTTTATGAAATTGATAGAGGGTTAGATTTTCTATTTCATGGTAGGGGAGACCCGATTTGCAATGATAAGCGACTATTTGCTGTTCTAAATCTGCCTGTTTCGTTTTTCTTTTTGCCATAAATGCTCGTGCTTCTTGAATGGCCTTTTTAGTGCCTGGATCGATAAATTCATCGTCTAAATCGATGAGGTTTTGCTCACTGATGATAGTTTTAATTTTATCGAAATCACGTTCATGCAATGAAATACCGTCGACAATTATAAATGCCATACCTTTTTCATTGATTGTGAATTGAATGTCTTCCGTTTTGAAAATCAAACGATATAAAGCAATTAATTTTGCTAATAAATCAGGGCCATCTTTGTTTTGAGAGAGGGCAAGCAAAAACATGAAATAAGACATTCTAATTACTTCTGGTTCTTGAAAATCACTTTTAGGCAATAATAAGCATTGCACGTAATCATAAAATTCATCTGCATCCATCATGCGAACAGGATAAATATTCAATCCTTTATAGAGAGTGGATTTGCCAAATGCTTTTTTTGTTGAAATACTCATGATTTAAAGCTCCTTGGTCCTTGACCGGAAGGAACAACATAAATCCAGCGATATCCGATAAAGCCTTCAGGTGTATTTAAAAGGGGAATACCACTGTGAAATCTCAAATCTCCAAATTCTTCAATATCCTCTTGAAAAAGGACTTCATTTAACATTTCACCTAGCCAATCGAGTCGAAAATCTATATTATTGATAGCGACCGGTGTATAGATATCAAAGAAATATTGTTGCGTGCTAGAATAAGGATTATCAGTAAATTGATTTGTGTTTTTAAGATAATGCTTTTGAGGCGCTCGTGGACCAGTATATAAACAAATGCGAGAAAAATGGGTATCCATTTTTAAATCGCTTGTTTTATCCCCAATCACCAATATGTTGTTCATAATAATGTCTTTTTCAGGTAACTGAGAAATGTCCATTTTCGACTCATCCAGGGGATTATCTAATGAATCTTTTGGCAAGTAATACAGTAATCGAAGTAATTTCTCATCTTCTTTTAATGATTTATAAAACTGCGCTAATTTATTTACAATTCTCATTCTCCTTTGTCCTCACTTCCTAAAGAAGGCTGCATTTTTGAAGGTTTTGCTTTCATGATTTAAAAGAGGTTATTATAATATTTTTTACATTAATCCATCTTTAATTACGATTGCTTCAACTAACAATCAGTGGGGGCTACTGATTGAGTTTCACTTTTATACATCCAATGGTCATCACCTACTATAATTTTGATTTGAGAGGCAGGCATTTAGCAATTTACAATTAAGTCCCAGCCTGTTCTCATTTTATGTATACTCTTTATAAACCTCTTTTGAAGTAAATGAAACCTTCATGATGTATCCATGCCTTCACATAGATACATTAGAAAATTTCATTTAAATTATGTATTTTAAATTAATTCATTTATTAACCGTGATCTTCTTCAACTTCTTCAATTCCGAAGGTAATCGCTTCTAGATAAGAAGTATTTGAAAATGTGTTATGTCTGATTGAGCCTTTTTTGATTTCTTTTTGTTTATGATGAGATAAAACATAGTTATCTTGCAATTGATGCTGTGCACTTTGATTTCTAAGTAATTTTGTAATTTCTCTACGTCTGTTATTACGTTTTTTAGTTTCCTTAATAAATTTTAAATTCTCTTCTTCTAATAACAATTCGGCTTTAGTAAAATAACCTTTTGTAATGTAATAACCTATCATATCTAATAAAATAATCGTATTGTATGCATGTGAGGTTATACTGAAATATAATTCTAAAGTTATCTCTTCACCTTGATAAACAATTTTTTCATTTTCTAGCATAAAGCTTATATATTGAACTCTTTCCTCTATTGGGAGGTCTAACTTCAATTCTACCATTCTGTGAGGTAATTGTAGTTTCATATTATTGCTCCTTCTACTTATTAGGTTGACTAGTGTATCTAAAAAGCTACTATTTCCGCCCAAGTGATTTTTTGAAGCTACTTTTTACATTTCTTACACTGTGAATGATATAAATCTTTACTGCTACTATTTAAACTGAAAAACTCGTCGGTTGCAGGTAGTCGTTCTTTACATTTACTACATCTTTTGGTTTTTAAGTTCAATTTCTTTGTATATACTACTTTTCTCCATTGTCTATCATTTTCTTGTTTTATTTGAAGACAAATTGTATGAAACCTTCGCCCCACCGTTTTTACTGGAATCCCTAAAAGCTGTCCAATGTTATAATTAGTATAGTCTTTAGCGATGTATTCAAGTAATTTCAGCTGTTCCTCATTTAAACACTTTTTCATTAATTCATCTAAATCGGCAAATAAACTAATTACATCCGTATTCATTTTTAAAGTATTTGTTGCACACACACCATGACTGCCATTTAACATTGTATCATCTATTGAACCTCTAAACGTCAATAATTCTTTAATTACCGTTTCATCTGATAATACTAAATGTTGATATTTTGAATCTTTAGCTGTTTGAAAGGCCATTAACTGTCATCTCCTTGTATGTAAGTATTCGATTACACTTAACCCTATTATAATTGGTATTTTTTATAAATCAATATATTTTTAATTAATTCACTTATTAAACTCCTTTTATCTACAATTTTTTATTGTTTCTTCCTATTTAATAAACGAATTAATATTTGTTGCTAAAAAGAATATTTCGTTTCAAAAATAAAACTGTTTATATGATTAATTCATTTATAATAGTTACATTTTAATTTTACGTATGGTACTATTGAAATAATCATATTTTTAATGGAAAAACAAGGGAGTGTATTGTTTGAAAATTGGTAAAACCAGAGAATTATTAATAGAAGATATTAAAGCTAAAATCCCATTGTTAGTTCAAAATGATTTAATCTTAGATGAGATATCGATCCAACTGAATAGATATAACATTAATATAGGAAATATTTTAGAAATGATTAATGATGAGGATGTCCTAAGAGAAACAAATTTACATGAACTATTATTATTGGGTGAACAACTTAATGTAAAATTTGGTGAAAGTGATATTGAATGGATAAATGAATGGTTAAATCCTTCTGAAATCAAAGAATTAAGATTTTATAAAAGAGAATCTCCATATGAAGACATTATAACACTGCCATATACTTTTGAACATGTTATAAAAACAGGTCATCATGAGTTTGCAGTTGTGATTCCAAACGTAATTATTGGTAAACTTTGGATGAGTGGCCTTTCTATGTATAACCCAAATATACAGCGGCAAGCAAAAAAGAAAAAACTAAAAAATGAAATTATCGAAGTGATGAATTTAAATCCAAAATCATTACGTGAGATTGAAAAACAAACATTAAATGGAGATTTAATCACTTCTACTTTAAGATACAATGCAAAAGTAGGTACAGGTAATGAAGGTTTAGAATTATTTTATGATGAAAAGGACAAATCCCTCACTGTGTTAGAGGGAACTACACTGGATGTTTTAGATGGGGCACATCGTACTTTTTCTATTTATAATGCTTACATGAAAAAAACTGATCTACCAGGCAATATGATCGTTATTTTTTCAAATATGACAGAGGCTCAATGTAAACGAGTGCAAGTCGATATGGCAAAAGCTAACCCTATCCCCAAACCAAGGCTGCAAGAATTAGCAAAAGACAAATTATCAGATGAAGTTGTGATTGAATTAAAGGTTGATGGGGAGTTAAAAGGAAGAATTACTTCTAGTTCGAATGTTAAATATTCATACGGTGAAGTGGTCACTTTTTCAGAATTATCAAATGCCATCGATAAAAGCTTTAAAATAGAGAATCGTTTAGACGTAGGTAAGATAGCTAAAGTGATTAACGAATATATGATGTACCTGTTTGCTTATTATAAGGATAGTTTAAATGATAAAAATTCATTAATGTTTAAAAATAGAATGTTTATTGGTCATATGGAATTAGCTGCAAGGATGCATGAAGAAAAAATTCCATTTGAAATGTTGAATAATTACTTAGATCACATTGACTTCTCCATCCATAATTCCTTATGGGAGGAGCTTGGCATTCTACAGTATGGTGGGTTAAGCGCTCGAAATAGAAAAAGACTTCAAAAAATATTTGAAGATTTCATTAAATAACGAGGTGTACAACGATGCTTAAAGATAATGTATTCAATAAAGATATAAAAGAATGGTATTTACAATCATTAGATGTAAAAGATAATAGTTTAACTACATATTTATCTCTGTTCAATAAAGCAACTATGATAGAAAACCAAAAAAATAAAGATATTTTTGATATGAATAAAGTGGAACTGGAAGAATTATTTTTTAGTTTAAAATCACCAAGTCCACAACCTATAAGTGCCTCCATTGGTTTTATTTCAAGGTATATAGATTGGGCAATTATGAATGGTTATACAGAAAATCGTTCACAAAGGTTACCGAGTATAATCGATATTGAATATTGTAGCCGATTTATTTATAAAGCTTCCATAGTCAGGTATACCAGAGAACAATTGATTACTTACATGCGTTTGTTTGATGATCAAAGACATGCGGTATTCTTATTATGTTTATTTGAGGGGATAAAAGGAGAGGGCTATAGCGAAATTTTAAATTTGAAAATGGAAGATTTGAGTAATGACAAGGGGGGTTGCTTTGCAAGGTTGACCAATAATAAAGGCTATAGAAGGAAAATAGAAATAACCGAGGATCTATATTGGAAACTTGAAAAATTGGACAAAATATCATCCACTAGTTTGACACCGAAACAAGGTCAAAAATACTTTTCTGATAATACCTATATATTTAAGAAAGCAAATTCAAACAGCAATGATATTCAACTGAGAGCATCTTTTGGGAACAGAGCATTGGATTTAGCCAAATCAATCTTTGACAATAGTAATTTAATAGCCAGCACGATACAGACTTCAGGAATGATGTGGTATTTATGGGAGTTGTTAAAGGATAATGAAATGAAAATCCTAGATAAAGAGCTATTAGAAAAAGTAGCAAATAAATATGATACAGGTTATGTGAACAAAGATAATAAGTATGTAAGTTATTCTATACTCAAACATAAATTAGATTTTGATTTTATGAAAATGAATTATGGAGATTTTAATATAGAGTTATAGAACTGGTGAATACCAGTTTTTTTTGTTTTTCCCGCAGTAACTTTCAGTAATACGACTCCTTCAAGTGAAAAGAAGACAACGAATAAAACTAGATCGTCGAACAACAGCCCGATTGGTTCAACTACCAATAATGGGGCAACCCCCACTGAAAGAAGTTTCACTATATCCCGCAGTAACGGTCAGTAAGCCACCACTCACCTCACGTGGAAAGAAAACAACGAGTAAAACTAAATTGTCGAACAACAGCCCGATTGGCTCAACTACCAATAATGGGGCAAAACCCCCACTGAAAGAAGTTTCACTATATCCCGCAGTAACGGTCAGTAAGCCACCACCCACCCCACGTGGAAAGAAAACAACGAGTAAAACTAGATTGTCCAACAACAGCCCGTAACAGCCCGATGGTTCAACTACCAGTCAACGGGGCAAACCTCCCACTGAATAAGTTTTTACTTTATAAATCAAATAATGAAATATTCAAAAATTAAAGTTGGGGAAATTGTAAATATTCTCTAAAAATAAACTTGAAAACGAACGTCTGTTCGTGATAAGATAAGAACAAATCAAAAATAGCTAGGATAAGTTAGAAGATTATGGAACAGTGTAATACTAGGAGGTTTTAATGTGGATGCTATACAAACAACAGCTATTTTAGAACTAGTTATTTACAAAGATAGAAATATCTCAGATGAGTTAATGAAAGATTTTAACGGTGGTATTACAAATGTCATTCTACGAGATGAGGGAGGCCGTATTCTTGAATGTACATGTATGGACAGCTCAGTTTCTAGTTTAATCCTTATGGATACATCGAATGAGGAGGAAATAGAATTAATGAAAGAGCTTAATGATACAAAATTTATCTATCAAAAAGCACAGGATATCGATATCCAGTATGATAGTTTAATTCAATTGGATGACAGTCAGGATAATATTTATTGTGTTGTAGAGCTTAAAAATATAATTTATTTATATAATGGGCTATTAAGAAAGTCGATTAATGATGATAGTATTACTTCATTAAAAAGTCTAAAAGAATATTTAAATACCAATTATCCAACACATAAAATTTTAGAGAGGATAAGTTAAAGCCACGAAAAGAATGATGATATGTCGTGCTAAAAATTATTTAAAGGTGGTGACAAAGTGGAAAAAGTTTTAGTTAAAGAATTTGCATCTGAAATAATAGGACAATCGAAAGGAAGGGTGAGCAATATTGATGCTGAAGCAATTGCAATAATTTACATAGCTAAGTTAGAAACTTTTAATTTGTTAAAAACTAATGGTATTAAGAGAGTTGTCCAGGGGATGATTGGAGATAAACGAATTTTAGACTTAATGAAAGGATGAAGTGAAGAATAACTATATAATTTGCATGAAATAATCAAAAAAGAGAGGTGTGAATGGAGATATATATGCAATTCTCTAAGGAAATATATATAAAATTTGGTGTTGAAATAATAAAAGATTCAAAGAAAAGTAGGTGGTTGTTAATACATACAAAAGATAAATTTTAA